CAAGATGAGCTGTTTGGCCAGAAACTGCAGTCGTAATAACGAACCTTTCATTTCTAGCGATTCTCTTGTTGAGTTTTTCGAGATTTTTGTCTGATAGATAGTCGTCCAAATGGATCGTACCTTCAAAAGAACTTGGAAACTCTTCCATAGCAGCTTTTCTTAGTCCTGCCAAAGTGTTAAATCCATGTCTAACACGTTCCCTGGTAATACCGACTTCTTTAAGGTCAGTAAGCGAAGGAAAGAGAGTTCCAATTTCTATTAGGCCAATATAAGCCAATAGAACTTCTAGCTGTCTGTCGGCGGATTTGTTGTCCACCGACTTTACAGTCTTTTTCTTTATTTTTTTCATTACCAAATCCTAGTGTTACGATTCAGATGGAGCAGCTGCCTCTTCAGAAGATTCTGCAGGAGCAGAAGCTTGTTGTTCAGGAGTTTGGATATTGTAAACTTCTTGAATTTCAAATTTCCATTTCCCTTCTTGTAGCTCAAGAGTTTCCCCAACTTTAGATCCAGGGAACTTATCTTTCACTTCACCTTGAAGAGCAGATACTACGAACTGCATACGAGGGTTAGCTACAGATCCGTCTTCAGCGATCTCACGACCAACTACGAAGCTGTTTGGTCCAACTTCTTCTACGGCAACTAGAACACCTTGGTTCACTAGATTAGTTACTTTTTCTTTCAATTCTTCTACGTTATTTTCGACCATGATTCTGGCGATAACTTCGTCGTTCAGAGCTTCTCCATTAGCTGATGCTTTAACGACTGAATCAAGTTTGTTACCAAGTAATTTGATAGCTTCTTTGATAGTCATCATGTCACGAGCCATGTTGTCAGCTGTTTGGTAAAGTGCCATTAAGCCTCTTTCCATGTCGTCGATACGTTGTGAAGCTGTGCGTTTGTCTGTTTGTTGGTTCATTTTCCATTCTCCTTAGTAGTTACTATTTCTTTTTAGTTAATGCGGCCATTAAAACTTGCATTTGTGGGTTTTGAGCTGCTGTATTTGCGCGTTGAGTATGTAGCATTTCTTCTTGTTCCGCTGTTGGCATTGGAATAGCAAAATTACTCTTAACTTGAGCGTTTGTTTTTAATGCGTCCTGTCGTCTCCATTCAGCTAATTCCTGCTCATTCATATTATTGAGTGGTTTAGGTAAAGACTTGTATCCTGGTGGATATTGACGTTCATATTCCTCGCGTGTAATCCCTTCTTCTTGAAGAATACGCTCAATAGCGGCTTCTGTCTTAGGATCACGTTTAACCGGCGCTGCTGCTTTTTGGGCTAAAGGCTTAGGTGCAGGTGCTGCCGCTCTAGCTGGTGGAGCTGAAGGTCTTGCTGCTGGTTTTGGAGCTTGTTTTACTGCGATAGGATTCAACCCAGTACGTCTCGGTGCAGGAGCTGCTTGAGGAGTAAAAGTTTGAGCTTCATCGCGAGATGAAGCGCCTTTCGTAGCAACATAAGCTAGATCTTTAAGCGCTGCAACTTCTATGTCGTTAAACGGGAAATCTGCCGCGTTAAACGCTTGAACTTTAGAAGGTTCTTGGCGCATACCAAGCATGATTTCCATACGTTCTTTGGCGAACATACGAATTTGCTTAGTTACGAATTTAATGGCTTTTTCATCTGCATCTGCACCAGCGAAAATATCGTGGTCCATAAGCATTTCATAAAGACGGCCCTGTTCCATACGAGAACGAGCGTCACTTAGAAGACTACTAAAATCTTCTTCTTCGTCAGACTGTTCTTCTTCATATTCCACTTCAGGCTCCGGTGCTTGTTGCGCTTGCTGTGGAGGCGCTATAGGGCGATTTACACGCACTTGAGGCACACCAGCATCATGACCAGACACTTCATCTGGGATGTCACGGAAGTCTTGTCCGTCGTCTTCATCTTGGTTAAAATAATTGTTCATATCTTAGTTCTCCGTAAATGGTAACAGTAGGCAAGTAACATGGCATCTGCCTCATCTTCATCTTTCTTTTGAAGTGGCTTTTTGAGGAACTTTTCAAATACCTCATTAGCTCTTCGGATGTTGACGTGTTTCTTGTTAATCAATCCTATTCTCTTTCCATTTATATCATAGGCAGCCATCGGCTTGACGCCAGTCTCTTTTTCTTTGGCTTTTTTCTGTTCACGAACCTCTTTATTACGGTTCCTTTCTGTTTTGGTCATGATACAACCAACTTCAGAACGCCAAGACCCAGTAAGTAAATAGGTAGCCTTAATCCCAGTCTTTCTAATGAATTGTGCGACCAAAAAGTGAATCCATTCCAGAATTTTCTGAGAATAGACCTGCTTAGATCCCGCAACAGTTTCTTCAATAACCAGAGCATCTGGTTTGAGCCTTTCGATAAGAGATTCTATCTCACCAAAGACCTGATAGGCCCATTCAACATAGTTGGATGGATACTGACCAGTTGGCTCAGATGACTTAAGAATAATACCCGATTCAACTAAAGAATAGCCTTCATCGGATGAGGTAATTAACGCCCATCCGGTTTTAGAAGACATATCTAAAGAGAGTACGCGCATTGAATCCATTAAGCTTTACCTTTTTCTTTTAAAAGTTCGATCATATATTTGGTCTTAATTTTGACAGCTTTTTCAACGTCATTGTAAGGCCCAGATAATTCAGCTACTTCGTCTTTCGCATTACGAAGAGCTACGTTTTCTTCTTTATGAAGACGAGACTCATCAAGACCTTTTTGAAGTCTTACGATAGAATCTTCAAGATCAGCGACACTTTTTCTGTCAGCTTCTTCTTTAAATTCTTTTCCGCCTGGAAGTTTGTAAACTTTGCTTTCTAATTTTTCGTCACGCATTTCTATTTCTCCTTATTTACGTAGTAAAAAGTTAAGGTATCGTTAACTGTACCAATAGTGGCTAATAAGCCAATAATTCCCATAAATGTTTGACCAGTTTTAAGACTCAAAAGAGACACTAATCCAAACTGAAGAGCTAAGATACCAGAATTAACCATGGCTCTAGTACGCAGTTTAGGGTCCATTTTAAGTGTTTCTTTCTTTACTTCAGGTTCCATCAGATTCTCCTATTTGTTTGTTTTTGTTGTTATATCGAATTTAACTAATTTTCTAAGAATACCAGCTTTGTTTAGATAAGATATCACAGACTGTACAACGGCTACATTAGTGGTATCGTTAGGACTTACTGCTTTGTTTGAAATAGTCATTGGCAAGGTTAAATTGACAAAATTCTGTTTCGCAGTACCTATAATACTCTGCAAATCACTCATTGTCAATATATGTTCAGTTTTTTCCATCGCTAAATGTTTATCGAATATGGCTTTCAGGTGAACGTAACGATCTGCTCTACTCAGGTTATCCTGATCTTCCAGATACTGCCGAATTTCCTGTTCAATCAAATCCAAGTTAGACATCTAATTCTCCTGGTTTGCAATCGTACTAGAGTTACCTTCCCTAACGACTACTAACCTATCGCTGACCATTTCTTTGACTTCCGCATTGTGATCCACGATAATCAATTTCTTGGTACTGGTTAAATTTTTCAATAATTCCAAAACTGGCTCAATTTCTACTGGGCCCAATCCCGTAAAAGGTTCATCAAGAATAAAAACATCTATTCCTTTGGCCGACTCTTCTTCGATGAATTCAATCACCGCTAAATCAACAGCTATATCTACTGCAGATCTTTCTCCACCAGATAGCGATTTAATAGGAATTCCAATATCGCCGTTCATACTGATAACGGCATTTATTTCTTCTTTTATTTTGCCATCTTTTGTCTCTTTCTGACCTTCTAGCTGTATTGTAGCACTAACCATGGTAGGAACGCAACGAATAATTCTCGTAGCTGCATCTCCGATACTCTCAAGAGCGCCATCAAATGAAATAGATATGAATAGTTTCACAGCTTTACGGAGTTCTTCAGCCATTAAAATTTCTTGCAAAAGTTTCGCCAATTCAGCTTCAGCTGTAGCCAAAGATGCGAGGTAATTCGTTTCTTGCTCTTTCATGGCTTTAAGAGATGACTCATAACGAGCTAAATAATCAGTGAAAGCTTTAAGTTTATTAGCAGCTGCCTCAAAAGCTCTGCGATCCACGTCAGCTTGGCCTCTAGCTTGATCTAGTTCACGGGCTTGAGTTTCTCTGACGGCAGTAACTTTGAACTGATATTCGTCAGAAGCCGCTTTATTTCTAATAGAAATATCAGCAAGAATACCAGCATTACGATTCGATACTTCATTATTGATCACCTTCTGTTTTTCAGTATGATTTTTAAGAATTTCAGCGTTTTTTATAGAAATTTCGGCTTTATATGCGTTTGCTTTAGCCTTTTCTTCATTAATTTGCGAATTATAGCGTGCTGAGTCATCAATTTTTACCGAAATTGCAGCTAAACCTTGCGGAATTAGCTCTTTTTCGAGCAATTCTATCTCTGATTTAGTGATTTCGATGCTATTTTCTGCAGTCACACCTTCTTGAATTTGGATCTTAAATTGAGCTAATCGGTTCAATAATTCGGTTTCTTTTACTTTTGCGGTCTCGGTAATCCAGCTTTGTTCACAGGTTGGACAAATTGCATCTCTAATTTTCTTAATTTCACCGGCAAGTTTGACCGCTTCATCTTTGGCTGTAACAGATATCGTACATTTGTGCGATAAAACGGATAAAGTAAGCTTTCTTTCTTGGATTGCAGTGGTAACTTTCTTAATTCTATCAGCTTCAGCTTGTCTCAGATCATTAATCTCTTGAGCTAAAGTAGCGATCTGACTTTCAAGTGTTGCAATTATATCTTGATTATTTAAAGTGGCCTCTTCCAGGACCGGCTGTGGAAGCTGCTCTGCAGTCTCTAGGATTGGGTTAGGGATCAGAATTGGTCGTTGGCTATCCAACAGTTCATTTGTTGATTTATGGTCTTCTTGAACCTTTATTAAAGCTCCAGCGCTGGCATCCATCTTGGTTTTAAGTTCCAAAATAACTGCTTGATGAATATCTCTGATTGGGGCTAAACCCAAGGCCAAAATAGATTCCTGGGTAGCTTTAACTGATGATTGAAGACTAGTAACTGCGGTCTCTTTTGAGACTTTAGATTTTTCAAGCTCAGAAAGTTTAGCTTCGACTTTTTCGAGCTTTTTACGCTCAGCCGATAGATCCATTGCGTCTGTTAAAAATGTATATGTTTCTTTAGGTGTGAATTCAAGAAAAAATCCGCCCTCTTTCTGGCGTTTATGGAGAATTTTACGGAAAACTTTACGAGGCATCCCTAGAATCTTATCAAGCAACTCTTCAGTAAGATCGGAAGAACCAGTCGTGATATTACCATCGACATCAATAGCTAATTTAGCAGCGCGAGTGATGATTACGTTTTTGCCATCCCAGTCGAACTCGCCTTCTACGAAAATTTTTTCTTTTGTATGACGAGATTGAAGAACGGTAGTAGGAAGATCGTTGACGCCAAGAAGGTAATCCAAAGCGTTGAATACGCTAGATTTAGCTGCTCCAGAAGAACCTCCAGTATTTCGATTTTCACCGTCAAACTGAATTAAATGACCTAATCGGTCGAAATACACAGTCTGTCTATCGACAAACGTAGCAATTCCGCCTAGGGTCAGCTTTTTAAGCTTTAACATTTAATCCTCTCTATAATCCTTTTCGGATCTAGCTTTGTTAATCTCAATAATATCTGGCGTAATCTCGACTGCGCGAGCTTGGACACCATTATCTACTGTGATCTTACTAGAAGAAGTGGGAGAAGACAACTGTTTTTTCATATCATTTTCATTGCATTTAGGGCAAAGAAAAAAGGCAGGCGCATCTTTGGCCTGCCTTAAAAATTTTTTATCAATGTTGCCGCATTTACATGCGTAGACAATTAATGGCATATTAGTATCTTACGTTCTTTACTTGGCCTCTAACATCCATAAATTGATTACGGAAATCGTTTTTAAGGCTATTGATTTTTTCATTCTAATAGCTGTATTACTAGCACAAAGCTTAGTTTTATCAGTTGCAGCAGCAACAAGACAATCAACTCCGTATCCACCGTTAGCTACTTGGAACTTACCGAAGTCCATTTCACCTTTATTTGTCGCGATACGAGCAACTCTTATATTCATTGGAGCAGAATTAAGAGGACAATTATCAAGATCGTAATTAATATTGATTAAACCCATGAAATTAACAGTTTTAGTTGTTACTCCAGATAGAGTTTTATCACATTGAATTTGAACGATTTCATCAGCATAACCTTGAGTTACAGCTTGAGAACCAGTAATCCACATATCAGGAGCGTATTGAGCTTGATAAGAAGCAAGAGTCTGTTTACCTTTAGTACGTTCTACGGTTTTCATGTCCATTTCGTAAAGACGTTGTTCCCAAAAGTTTTTCTGAGAATCTAATGGACTCGGTTTTTGTCCACCAAAACTACCTTCAAATCCACCAGAAGCTCTGTGGGACATTAAAGTACCGCTTTGAGTAATATATCTTTTTCCAAGATTTTGAACAGTTTGGAAACCCATAGAAGCTGCAAAGTTAGTGATCGTATCTATTGGACGGTTAAGACCTTGAAGAGCTTCAAACATTTCAAGACCAGATTGGATCTCTCCACCTGGAGTACGTAAATAAAGATAGATCGGTTTTTTGTTTTTGCCAGTAATAGCTCCAACAATGCTATCGCTATCAAGCTCTTTAGCTTTAGTTATAACTTCCGCTACTGAAGCGCCTTCGATAACACCATTAAGAACAAGTGTGTTTTCTGAAGTTAGAATGATCTTTTTGATTGGCGTGGCTTTCGCAGGAATCACTGCCAGTAAAGCAGTGAGCGCTAAGCTCAGCGTAAATTTAGTTAGTTTCTTCATCGTATTTTCTCCTGCCCAATGGGACTTAATAAACTTATATCATAGTTCTTATTTTGACGGTTTCTTCTCGTCTTCTCTTCTTGAATCAGCAAACATCTTAAGTGCATCCCCGATAGCTTTACTCTTAGGAGTGATCTCCATAGAGTTTTCACCGGTGCGCACAATAGTTACTCCGTCGCCAGCATTAACCCCAATTAAAGGACGGGTATTGTCAGCTACGGGTTTGCCTTCTACGCTAAGTTTCTGCAGGAGTTCCACGGTTTTTAGATATTTATCGACTTCTTTAAGGTCAATCTGATTAGCAAATTCTACATTATCAGTAGCCAAATACTTAGCGATATTGGTACCGATCTTTTTCTGCCACATAGCCTGAAGCTGAAGCAAGAAATCTTGATTGACTATTTTGGCCTCAAGTACGCGACCGCGCATTGAAGACTCCATATCCACAAGATAATCCTGTCTTAATTCAAACCAGTTGAATTTGAATGACATATAAAGAACGATATCTTTCTTAATTTGCATCGTAGTAGAGATTTGACGATAAGTCTTACCGGAAAGGTACATTTCCAACATAGAAGCCATTTTCTTTTCATCCACAGTCGCAACTGCAGGTAAGCCCGCTTCTTGGTAGGCTTTAATAACTTCCAGATCCTTCTGAGAGAAATCGTTAGATAAATGTTCTACCAATGCTGGTTTACTTTCTTCTTCAGACATCTTTGCTCTCGTACGCTAATTTCGTGTTAATAAATACTTGTACTTTGATCTCTTTAAAAAGGAGATTTCGTACAGCTTGAGTAATAGCTGAATAACGCGCATCAATTGATCCGTTATCTGCAGCCTCATCAATATCAAGATGGTATGAAACTCTCAAATGTCTAGTTTCAGCCTTATTGAATTGGTAAGTAATTTCAAGATCTGTCTTATTTTCGTTACTATCTACTAGCATTTGATCATTGGATAAATCAAAATCGATCTTAGCCGACTTAATTCCATTAAAAAACACAAGCGGGTACATCTTCAGGTTTTTTTCCTGAATAGGATTAAGCTTGTTTGTCAGTAGCGTCAATTTCGCCATTTCCCTGACTTGTTCTTCTACAGTAGAATCAGACAATTCCTATCTCCTTAGCAAATCTCAATAGACTTTCACGATCCATCGTACTAACATACAGGTTATTTAGAAAATTTTCAAGAGAATTCCCAGCTTTTCTTTCACTTTTTTCTTTCTTATCTGTGAATTTTGAGCTAATGGATACTTTTCCCTTTAATTTTGATTTCTGTTTGGTAATCCAGTCACTAGAACCAACGAGTTCAACTGAAGCTTTAGCTCCTTCAGGAATAATCGGAGCATCTTCTCCTTCTACCCATTTAAAAGACACTATTGGAGTTACGACTTTGGATGTTGAGATCTTATCGCGATTGATTACTTTTCCGTTTAATGGATTATGTTCATAGAGCCAAACACCTTTATGCTCATTAGCGTCAGAAGCAGTATCCCACTTAGCAGTCCCAGGATAATCAACTTTTCCGTTCGCGATGATCTGTTCTTTATGGATGTGGCCGGAGATGATTGTTTCAAAGGGAATATCGTCGGGATTGATTCCTTCTGGGGCGTAGAAACCGTTGTCGAACTGTGACCCGCTAAATGTTGCATGACACACGAGTGTCTTGGCACCCTGACTAGCAAGCTCCCTTGCAGATTCAAGTAAAATGCTTGCGGAATGGATGTACGGGAGATATCCGAAGGCTCCAATAACTGTGGGTTTGTCAATAATTTTGAGTCGCTCATTCTTAATTCTCTTAAATACTTCTAAGGCATGATCACCTTTATCGTAATCCCCGCTTTGATCGTGGTTTCCGACAAGTACTACTGTCTCTGTTATATCAGAGAACTTTTCAAGCCAACGATTCCAAAATTGAACAACTTCAAGACGCAATACAGCATGAGTATGGAAAAGATCTCCCAAAATCTCAAAGCGATCAACTTTAGCGCTAACTATTAGCTTTAAAGTGAATTCCATTAATCGTTCAGCTTCGACAATATTATTTGGTCTAATGTGTGGGTCGCCCATTCTAAGAATTCGCATGTTTCTCCAAATAGATCACTGCTTCTTTAGTCACTTCAGGATTATCTTGAAGATAACCGATTCCTCTATTGCAACTATTACAAAGAAGACCTCTAACTATTCCTGTGACATGGCTGTGATCAACTACTAGTTTACGTTCATTTTTACAGATCAAACATTTACCGTTTTGAGCTAAGACCATTTCGTCATATTGCTCTATGGTTATTCCGTATTGAGTTTTAAGCTTATTGCGTCTACTTGCAAGTCTTCTTTTTTCAGGATTTTTCTTATTCCAAGAACTAGCCTTAAGGCTAGAACATAAACAGCATAAAGAAGAATATAGTCCTTCTTTTCTGCCTGTTTTAGCAAATTCTGACAATTCTTTAGGTTCTTTGCATTTAGAGCAAATTTTCATTATTTATGATCCACAAATTCGATATGAGAAATATCGACAATCATGAATTCGCCTTCGATAGCGTCTGAAGTAAAAGTGGCTTTAGCGAATGGTTGAGATTGAAGTGAAGCTTCGCGAATATAGGCTTTATCTCCTTTACGAGCAAGAGGTTGACCGTTAATTGTCGAGTACACGTCAGCCAAAACAGTGAGGCCTTTAAGCGTCACTTTCTGTTGAACCATGGCAAATCCGTTCACAACTGTAGCCTTCAAAGCACGGTCTTCTTTATAGGCTTCAAGAATAAATCTACCGTTCATAGAATGAGGCGCTGGTTTTGGTCCTGGCATACATGTGTATCCAATACTACCTTTATCTTTAATTGTCTCTTGAATTCCTTCAGATTTTTCTTCACTCATATTTTTCTCCTCAAAATGACTTTCATGTGAACAACCAGGACATGATTCTCCATCTCTTGATCCATGTAATGGATTAATTTGCTCACTCATAATTTTATCCCCTTCAATCTTAGAACTTTTCTGTGTAATAGTGGTAATTTAGCAGCCAAAGCAAGCATGTGAGCAGTAGTCTCTTTCTCCATGTAATTGGCTTCAATATCTTGATTTTCATCTGGAGTATAGTCGTAAACTCCAAAACTTCCTTCGTCGTTGACATTAATTGTTTGGTCTGCGCTCACGGTAGAGGCAGCGCTCATTAAATATGATAACTCACTCACTGTAACTTCTTCCTTGGGGACTGATTTGCCTTCGAGACCATCATCTTTGAAGGATTGATTTACTGCTGCGGTGAGTGCGTGGATTTCTTCTATCCCTCTGCGGCCTCTAATCGTGTGGGCCTTATACAGAACGCGCTTGTCGCTTGGATAGAAGTGTAACATAGTTTCGGAATAAGAGTCAATTAAATTTCCAACCATTCGGCCAATACAGACGGAACGGAATACTGGAGAATATTTACCGCACCATTTATCGATGCCGGCAGCTAATCCCATGCCGCAAATTCCAATCATATCCATAAGAGTAAGATGAGATTTTGGGGTCTTTCTATAGAATAATTTCGCACGGTTAATTGCTAAAGGCATGTTATTTTCAATAAGAACTTCACGAGCCTTATGGACACGCCAAAATAATTGCTCAGCACGAGGTGGAAAAGGGCCTTCCCAATTATCTCTAATAAATTTGATTAATTGATAGTTAATGTCGAAACTTTTCATAGTTTCTAAATCTGTAACTTTAATGGCTGGAGTAATATCTTTACTAAAAGTTATGGCAGTTTCACGAAAGTAGGGACGGGCGGAAAGAATGTTCTTATTCGTGACACAGACTTTATTCCAAAACTTCATATAGACTTTAGTGGACTGGCGATATTTAAGAATAGTCTCTTTAAATTTAATCTCTGCGTCAAGCAATTCTTCGACTTGTTGCTTCTGATCCGTACCGTCTTTATTGGCTTCTATGCGGCGAGTCACTTCACCGGCAAACTTGTAGAAGGAGTCGTCAAAACCTTCAGTTTTTTTATACTTTGACATGAGATATTATTCCTTACGATGTCCATTCACGGATTCATAAGTTATATATCACATATTTAACTATTTCAGCTTGATACGCTTGATTTCGGTACCTGAATCTCGGTAACATAGAACTCGATCAGCTAGCATTTTTCCAAGAACAAACTGATCATGGACGTTGAAATCCCAGATCCTAGATTTAGCCTTTGGAGCGCAATTCTTAGCCCATGGATTAGATTCACCTTTACGCACTGCGCGACCAACTGCACCTTGCTTAGTTTTGATCTCTGAAGACCCTCCGACCCAATTTACGCAATTGTGAGTAGGAAAAATATTAGTACCGGTCGCGATACACGAAGTGCCGATCAATACTTTGGCTTCAGATTTATTGAATTTTTCAACTGAATCGGCTCTATCGACTTTTTCCAAAAGAATTTTAGAAGTAAGCTCAAGTTCGGCTAATTTCACTTTAGATGATTCAGAGTGAGCATAAGCGTAAGGTACTTTGAGTAGCGGAATAAGCATTGCAATTTGAGACAATTCTTCAACTAAAATAAGGGTTTGATGATTATTAGCCATAGCAGAAGCATTCGCAAGCTTCGCGATAAAAGCTGCAATATTTCGATTACGAAGGAAATGAATTCGCTTCATTTCCAAAATATCGCCAGATTGTTGATTTGGATTAGAAGATTCAATATCCACAATCGTAAAATCATGATCACAGATATATCCGCCTGCGATGGCCTCTTTGGTAGTAAGCGTATGGACTGTCTGACCTATAATACTTTGTAGTAGTCTCTCGGCACCGTCACCACGCGTTTGAGTACCTGACATAAACATACGGTAAGGTACGCTCTGTAGAACACCATGGCAGATGTCCTCTAAAGTATCGGCTCCCCAGGTATGGGATTCATCCACTATCATCATATCCATGCCGGCAAAGAAATTCCATTCCTCTGTTCCTGGCTTTAGGTTGGCCAAAGAATCGCCGATACAAACTGTAAAGCGTTTTCCTATCTTTTTCTTACCATCACCATAAGCTCCGACTTTATCTTTACCTAAATGATGCTCAAATTTCTCTAAAAGTTCATTAAAAATAGATTGCGAAGGCGCAATAATGCACGTTCTAAAGCCAGTTTCACGACAAATCTGTAAAATAATGGCAGATTTACCTGCACCAGTACATAATTCTACGTTACCATGTTTAACTTGAATCAGTTTTTCAACTGACATCTCTTGATAATCGTACAAATCAAAAGGTAATGGTTTGGCCCATGGTACTTTTTTAGGAGTTGGATAAATAATTTCATTATCTATCAAACTTTTTGGAATATTTAGATGAGATAAGCTTCCAGGTCTAATCCAATGAGTTGCGCCATCGTGGAATAATAGACAATTATTAATTCTTGTTTTTAATTCTGCGAGCTTCTTTTCCCAAGCATCTTTATTCTTATTTCTAAGCCACTTATTATCGTAATGTCGTTTTGCTTGATGTTTAAAGGCTGTATTGATGTAACTCAACGATTTTGTAAGCGACTCGATATCGAGAGGCGTTGCGTCAATTACGTATGCTTTAGTGGGGGATATTATTTTAAATCGCATTAACCTGAATATATCAGATCTTGGAGTTAAAGACTACTTATTTCTTTGACTTGCAAAAGCATCATATTTTTCATTTTGATATGAAACTAAACCAGATTTATTGAATCCGAAACCAGAAGAGAGATAAGTCAGCGTACATCTACAGTGAGGATGTAGACCGAAAGCAGAAGGATTATCATCGGAACGCTTATGATAGCCTTGTTTAAGCTCTGAAAATTTCCAAAGTCTAGGTGTTACCTGGTCCGGCATAAGATGAAGTCTTAAGCATTCCTTACAAGTTGACCCATCTTTTACGACCACAAAAAATACCGTAGGATCATTATCGCCTAAGTTTGCGGCTACGCGAGAAATATCCATCATAGTACCAAGATTTCTGAGTTTAGTTGCTTCAGATTCAGCAATGGCTCTCAGATGACTTTTGGCTTTAGATAATTCTTCAGCTAAAACATCACGAACTGAAGAAAAATCAGTTTCACGATTATTCAGATTAGCTTCACGGAATAGCCCATCAAGTCTTTCAGTCACATTTGATTTAGTCTTATTTTTCAGAGATTCAATATAGCCGAACGCGCTTTCTAATAGAGATTTAAGAACATCTTGCTCAATCGCATTCGGTACTTTATTCTGCATAGCTTGAATAAATAAGTGACTTAACCCAAAGTTTCTTTTTGAGCTAATAACGAGCATTTTTTTGTTTTTGAGTTTTGGGATATCGCCAATAAATTGCAATGCAATCGAGTCGAACATCTTTTCGACTACTTCGGCGATTTGTTCTTTACTAGAACTATTCATGCCGAACATTTAGCGCCCCTTGTTTTGCTTTGGATCAAAGTCCCAATCATGATTAACTGAAGTATCAGGTTGAGCAGGAGTAAGAGGATCTTCTCCCATTTGTTTTACAGAATTGAAGATACGTTCAAAAGCTCCATCCGTAATGATCAAATTTCCAGGGCTTCCAGCAGCACCCCAATGGGCCAATTCCATAAACTTCTGCTGTTGAGCATCAGATAATGAATCAAAGTCCAATTTAAGATGTGGAGGTATCTGGATCACGATTAATCCTTCTTAACTGAATTTAAGATCTTTTGAATGTCTGAAGTTGCATTCTTTTCTTCTTCTTCCCATGACTTCATGATATCACCAACAATTTTCTCTTGCATCCCAACAGCTGCTTTAGCATTTGAATTCATATTATGAGAAGCTTGTTGGCTCATTTTAAAAGCTGGCTTATGAAGAGCTTGTGCAATCCCAGGAATTGCTTGATAAGATTTTTTCATCTCACGACCAAAAGTGATTTGGGCAGCTTGAGATTTACGAAGTGATTGAAGTTCAGAAATAGCTTTAAGTAAGTCGGCTGGTTTAGTTTCAGCTTTAGAAACCATTGATTCTAATTTAGCAATATGTTGATCAAGTTCAGATCCAGCTGGATTCTCAGAATCTGGCTCCATATCTCCAACGCTACCGCCATTTGGGTTAGCCATTTGTTCAGCACCTGCAGGTGATCCTTCAGATCCTTGTCCTTGGCCAATTCCAGCTGCGTTTTGATCAGCTTCTTGTTGAACTTGTTGTTGTTGCATTTGAGCATCTTGCATACCTTGAACGGCACCTTGCTCAAATCCTAAACGGAAAGCCTGATCTACAGACTCCATGAACTTCATTTTAAGTTCTTCATATTTTTGTTTATAATTGACTTGGTTTGACATAATCTATCCTTGCGCCCTTTTCTCTATTTTCTTGTGCCCATAAAGGCTGTAAATTACTATAATGAAACAAATTTTGCAATTGCTCTTCAGATTCCGCAATTGCTAACGGAACAATGTGATCTATATGCCATGAGCCGTAGTTTTCCCATGACATTCCATTTTCAAACTTTTGCTCTAAGTGTGATCTTAAGAACTCAAAAGAACACCCTAACAATTCTTGGGTTTTTTTAGATTTAAAACCTCTTAATGCAAAATGCCGCAATCTAACGCGTAAATTGTGAGCTAACTTAAAAACGGGATCAGTATTACGTCTATTCTTAGAGTAAGCAGCTCTATACTGTGTAATTGATTCCTTATTCTCAATATACCATCTTTTTTGGATATCTTTATACTTTTCTTCATTAATAGCTCTATATTGCTTAACTTGAGCTATCTCTTTTTCTTTATTTTCAGTATATCTTTTACGTCTTTGATCTCTATACGCCTGTTTGCGCTCTTCACTCATTTCTTTTCTGTATTTTTCAGATCTTACCTTACAACAAGGCTTACAATCTGGTCGAAATCCAGATGGCGTGCTGGCAGACTTAGTAAACATGTTTAAATCAAATGTTTCCTTACATCGACAACACCTCTTAGACATTGTCTTCTCCGTCTAGTTCGTCTTGAATGTTCATTTTTAAAAATTCTAACGCATAAGGCTTAGGAGCAAAAAGCGCTTGAACCGCAGCAGGGTTCGTTTGAGCCATTAACTGTAGCCATTGAATAAAGAATGGATCTCTACGGTATTTTTGAAGTGGATCTACGATAGCCCCTGGATCGCCAAAGAAGCGAGTACGGATAGCACCCACGTCCATATACTTATCCAGAATTAACTGATAGCGTTCGTTGAAAGGGAATTCTCCACCTGAAGCTTTTCCGATCTTATCTTTGTCAGCTTCATGAAGAACTTCGTCATAAGTCATGTGAATTGCCATGTCTTGTTGAAGACGAACAGATTCTTGTTCTTTTGATTGTGCATCAAGGCCTGCGAATTTAACTTCACAGATCTTGGCCAAAAGAGGGTCCATGATCGGGAACAGGCGTTGATTAAAGAAAGTCTGGAACTTCAAGATCATTGGTCTTAAACCAGTGTCACGAGCTGCAGTCAATTTGAATTCATTATTTGATTCAGAAAGAGTCTGAGAATTAGTACCTTTAGAAAGGTGGCCATATCCTGGCAATTCATCAGGGCTGATTGAGAAAGCTGAAAGAATGTTTCTAGCAACTTGGTCATACATGAACTGGAAGTCAGCATCGCGTGCCCCTTCTCCGATCATAGATAGCCATTCAACTTTATCTTCTTTACCAACACCGAAAATTGGTGTACGGAAAGAGTTCGACACGCTATTGATAGACGCGTTGAACTGAAGCTTCATATTATCTAGGGTTTGTTGATCGACTTCATCTGACTGGATGACGAGCATCCCTTTAGAGGCTCTTCCGTTTTGGAAGTAAAGCTTTTTATAAGCATCAATAGAAATGTGAGTAGTAATAGAGCTAACAACGGTATCAATAGGAGACACCGGATAACCATTATGCTCAATATCAGTAGAAGGGAAAAGATCGAAGACAAGCATCTCATCATGAGTGAAAGCTTGGCGGGGAGTCCCGTCAATAACTTGCAGCCAAGCGTATTTGTCTTCTTTAAGTTCATTTAGGTCTATGTTAATTTTTTCGCCCGTTAATGACTCAAGAGCACGTAGAGCAGTAACACGAAGATTGTTTCCAATAGCTTCACCTTTACGAACTGCACGAACAATAGTAGCAACGTCTACCGCGCGGAAACGGAAAAATGGATAATTTCCATCAGCGTCAGCTTTTCCTTCACGGTCATAAATGACTTCTGTACCGAATCGACCAAAAGTAAGACCGTTTCGAGATTGCATATCAAGGAATTCTGCAAGCGTTTTACGATCTTGGTGTTCAAGACCTTCTGTATGACCACAGTTAAGGAGCAATTGCTCAAAACGCTTCATACGAGCAACTACTTTTTCGTATTGCTCAGGGGTTAAGATTTTTTGGAAATCGTCTTTGATTTTTACGTTAACACCGACATCGAATCGATCTTTCTGTAAATTACCAAAAAGTGACATCATTGAACCGCGAGCACGTAGGATGGCTGCGATTAAATGATCTTGTACTCGGATTTGTTTTAGGACTTCATCCGGTAAAAGACGACGCTTAGACTTGTAAAGGCCCAGGTAGTTATCGGATGGTGCAGGATTTTCAGTGAAAGCTAAAGCAGGAGCTTTCTTTGGTCCAGCTGAACCAGTTGCTTGCTCAAGAGCAGACATTAATTGGCCAGCTTCAGTTGCCTGAAAATTACCAGATTTCTCCATCTTTTCAGCAGCTTCACCGCTTAGAGCAAAAGAAACTTTATTTTTCACGGAATTTGAAATTGCTTCAGCTGCCGCGATTGCTTCTGCGGTTGGCTGTTTAAAAGTTGTTGTTTTGTTATCTTCGCTCATAAGACACCTATATCATATTCGTTATTCAACTGTCGCTACAAAGCATGAGGCAGTATCTAAACTGTTGTTTGTAACAGTGAACGAATAAACAGTGGCTTTCAGCATGAATACGCCAGGTTGTTTAGAATTATTAATAATGAAAGGTTCCATAGACGCCATTTGAACGCCATTAAGGGTAACTGTAGATTTTTGGTTAGATTCTAAGTAAACCAAATTCTTAGCTTGAGAGTAAATTGCTAAATCAGCTGATACGATTCCAGTTTCTTGTGGAAGCACTGAAGTGCTGTAAAATTCAACATAATTATCGGTAACATCAGTGATCTTATAAGATCCAAAAGTTACTGAAGAGAATCCAGATTTGATAACGATTGTGTCGCCTTCTTGAACTCCAGCTGCGCTGAAAATTCGGATCTGATCAGCAAAACCAGAACCTAAAGTAATGGGCCCTTCGTTAACTCCAGTAAAATTTTCAACAGTAAAAGAAGTTGCAGTTTTTGCTAATACTTTGTATTCACCCTGATTAAGTGTATTAAATTGGTCGCCTATTTTAACAGTATCCCCAACAATTACCGAAGCAAAGTTAAAAGGTGTACCGCCAGTTGAAGAAAATGTGATAATTGGGCCATTGGTGACTGTAGTTACTTCAGTAGTTGCATCAGTGCCAGTTGAGCGTGCTGTGCGAAATCCAGGAATTTGTCCAGAAGTAGCCAAAAGTCTATAAGTACTTGAACTTAAAGGTTTTAATTGAAGTGAAAAGTTAGTAGTTCCATCTACCAGAATAGTGCGAACACCGGAAAAAATAGTTTTAGACTCACCTGGAGCTAAATTAAAAGCTTCACTGATAGGATTTGAAGCTGGAACTCCGGTAATTTCACGAGACCATTTAAAGTTGGATAAGGATGGATTATTACTAGGCGAAGCATCGCTGTATGTTTGGAGATATACCAGGAAATTCAATTTACTCATTATTTAGCCCTCTTCAAGCGTGTTACTACTCTAAGATTGCCGTATTTTAGAAATTCCAATGAAATCCGCCTTTTCGAGACGTTGTATTTGTCAAAGATCCGCCTGAATCCGCGATCCTAGACGCAATTTCTTGCTTCATCTGCTCCGTAACTGTTGGATTTTGAAGCTGATTCAGCGATTGTTCTTCAGCCCATGAAGCTCCTGGTTTTTGACTACCTTTGATTGGAAATTTATTTTGAGCAATATAACGTAAAGCATCGCACAAATCGGCGATACCGCGTTCATCATCTGGTTCCGTTGTAATGTTACCTTGACCGTCTAGTTTAAATCTGTGTTTAACTATAGCCGTGATGAGCTTCTTATTTTCAGGACGATTGATAACTTTGAAAAGTCTCTTACTTAAACCATCCGTAATTTTAGAACGAACAGCTTCAATTCCTGCCATAACGTCTTTTGTAAATTTAGGAGAACGCATTCTATTTCTTGTGAATGTTTTTACGTTTGCAGGATAAGCTGGATCACAGTACCATGCTTGAACTTTATATTTGTCATTGTAAGGGATTGCAATACGGAGCATATCCGCCATTTCCAATCCTGGAGCTGCAAATGAGTCTACAACCCAAACTTCTCCATTTGGCATCATAGCCATTATGATAATGGTAAAATCATGGGTATAACCCCAGTCCACTCCGGCAAAAAATTGAATGCCGGCTTCGTGCATCGCATGAATTAAAGTGAGTTCCGTGATCGCATTGTTGGTTGGGCCCATTAAAGTTTCGTAAGCGGCTTTATAGTCGATTACGTTACCTTTACCAACCTGAGACACGAAACGAGGATAGATTAGACCCTCAGATCCTGGTCTCCAGCACATTAACTCGGCTTCCCCTGTATCTGGATCATTATCTTTAAATTTTTGAATTACAGTTATGATTGGTTTATAGAATCCGCCAGTCGCAGTTTGAGGCTTATCAGCAAGGCGTTTTCTACATACAGCCAAAAGTGGACATGTTAGGCAGCCCGCGTGAGCGTCCGTAACCAGATCCCATTTAATCTGCTCAGGACCAGGTAAAGTGTCCCATTCAGCCTTGGATAGCGCTTGCATAGGTAGGTTCTTAGTGACATATCGGTCTTCTTTTGGTTCATTCGGCAAGTGACGACTAGGAGGACAAGCCTCGGTAACATCCAGAATATTCCATTTGATGATTTTATAGTTTTTTTCTTGAGCTGACTCGATAGCATCGTTCATGTTCCCGAACGCATATTTACGAGTCGATAGATAAACAGTGATTCCGAAGATACCCTTCGAGTGGCCTACGATGTTTTTCGCCTGTTTTAGGGCTTTCTTATCAGCTAAGTCCAACTCATCCAAGAACAAGGCGTTAACGTGAAGTGAGTTCATCCCCTTAACTGTACAGATCAAAACTTTGATATAAGTAGTCTTACCTTGAGGAGTCTTAAATTTGATAGTACGTTTGTTGGCCATATCTGGAACCCAACCGGCGTATTCCATCAAAGGCTGAACTTTAGCTATATTTTCCGAGATGTACCCGAGACCAACCGATGACTGGGATTCAATCGCAGCAGCATGAGCAATTTCAATTTGAAAATGGAGCATGAGAAGGGTTTCAAGGATCGCGACCGAAACGGTCTTCATTCCTTCTCGACAGGATAGCAAAATATAACCAGGATTTACGTCACCTGAATTGGTTCTAAAGGCATTGTAGACTTGCCAAATAGCATCCAAAGGTGAAGATGTAGAGTCAGGGTCGGTAATCTCTAAAGGCAGTTCGAGACCGAGGAATCCCCTAACCCAGTCTTTAAGTTCCTGGGATGAAGAAAGCGGAGCGAACAATAGTTCACTATATAGATTTTTCTCTTCGTTTGTTAACGTCTCGAATCTCATCTTTTATCTCTTTCTTTGCATCTCGACGTGCCCGAGATTTGTTCCCTTTGAACTTTACCAATTTGGCTTCAGAATTGCAGCATTCGCAGGGTGAGATTAAGCATTTTTTCTTACCGTAAGATCTCATTATGGACGCTCATTAGCCTCATTTACGTAGGCGTTAGGGTTTTCTGCCACTCGCGTAAATTCAGAATCAGCGCGAGCCTCAGATCTTTCAAATTCAGCATCTCTTGGATGGCAGACAATTCCGCCCATAGTTCCTAAAACACTTGCGATAGATACCGCATTATTTAAAGATTCTGACACAGCCTTAGTTGCATCAAATAGGCCTAATTCTTCGGCTTTTCCGTAAGTTTCGTTCTCGATATCGTAAACATCGTCTGGATTTTCAATTAAATGAGTAATAACCTTCGTAATCTCGTCACCGTGGTATCCGGCATTGTCCAAAAGACGTTGTGGAAGAGCCATAAGTGAAGGCATTAGGATTTCACGAGCTGGATCGCCCTCTTCTAGTTCTTCGGCAATTTTTAAGGCCATATCAATCGCGATACGACATCCACCTGGAAGTGCTCCGTGAGTGATCGCAGAACGAACCGCACAAACCGCATCTTCACATCTATCATGGGCCTCTTTAAGCTCACCGTTAGATCCACCAGAAATCGTCAATTTTGCGATCCCGTTAGTGATCTTACCGATACGCTCTTCAAGCCATCCTGATTCAGCTTTAGATTCAGCGGTTTCTTTTTGTTTTTTTAGGTCATCAGCGCGAACTTCTACATTGACTGGATCTGGATCACCAACAACAGTTGAACGGAAACGGTAAGCCTCGAAAGACTCCATATTTCCACCAAGATCTTGAAGGGTAGCCGTGCTTAACTGATCGCGAAGACCGAAAACTTTAGCACCCGTAAAGGCTGACATATCCATAAGGAATGCAAGCTGAGAATTTACGAATTGTGACATTGGAGTCACCATTGGTATAATATTTATCGTTCCAGGATCGGCGAAATTGAAAGCCAAATTAGTGAGGACGTTTTCAGAAAAACCATGGGCAAAAATGACCAAGTTCTTGTAATCTGAATTTCCTTCTTCAACATATTTCTTACCAAGGCCATTGATGACCGGTAAAATATTGATAATATCGTTTACGACACCATCAAAAAGAAGAAACAATGGTTTCTCCATAAAACAGCGTTGATTTGCTTGATCGTTAATAAAAGCAGTATGAAGCTTACCGATAGAATCTTCGTAACCCATTGGGATAGGAAAACCATCAATACGTTCAACTTTATATCCAGTCTTACCAGAAATTTCTCGGATTGTAACGTGGGAAGCATCCCCATAACCGATTTCTTCAAAGGCTTGAATAACCGCATCGGCCATATCGCTATCGCCGTTTGCAGAAATCTTAGCTACCATGTGGAGCATACTTTTGTTTTCTTCGCCGATGAGAATC